AGGGCTTGGCACTCATTGGTTTCTGTCGTTCACCTTTCATGAATACATCGTCTTTGCTTAGGATGTTTGGTACTCCATCACCAGTATCACCCTTAACGATATGCTCAATCTTGTGCTCAATGATTTCTTTCTGAGTTGCAGTAATGTATTTCTTCTGCATCGGAGACCACTGCTTCACATTATTGAACAACTGCAACTGCTTGAAGTCTTTATCAGAGGACAGAATCAATACCTTCTGTGGTTCTTCAACCAATCCCTCTTGAACTAGAAGATTCTCTTGCAGATACTTAACCAGAACTGCAATGATGTCGTCTGCTTCTGCACGATCCACATGCAATACACGATATGGAAAGTGTGTGGCAAGGTCAGTACGCATCTCAGATAGAGTATCAAAGATCAACTTCCAATCCAGATCTGATTTGTCTCGATTAGTTTTACGCATACCTTTGTAGTACTCGAAGAATTCTTTGCGCCAGTACTTACGACCATCGCAACAGATGACCAACTCTCCGTAATCTTTACCATATTTCTTCTTGTATGATTTAAGAGTGGACAGAGTCACATGACGAATAAGATTCTTCACCTCTGCTTCACTACCCTTCAACTCACGCTGGAAGGTTAGGATGGCTGCAAGTGCCACCTGACTATAATCAACTAATATCATATTAAAATGCTCCCAGCAAAATACATTCTTCATTGACACGACCATTCGGTACAGTTACCGTAGTGGTTAATGGTTTCATTGCACCATTCAATGGTCGCTTACCCAGTACTAATCCCTTAAAGAATACATCTGGCTTGCGCAACATCTGTGTTTTGGATTCTTTAACATCGAATCCGATAATTGTAGTACCCTTAACTGTGAGCACATCATTGATTGCTTTGTAAACAGTTACCTTACGATACTTGGTGTTGTATACCCATACTTCAGACGATCCAACAATCGTCTCTGGTTTGATTGACTTAAGATTCAAGTCAGTAAATTCTTTCATGTACTTCATCTTGGCTACCACTTTACTTGGTGGTTGTGCTTTACGCTTTCGTGGGGCACGATTCGCTTTGGCAGTCTGTACTTGCTGACTGCAATCAGTAATAATACCTTCCAAGAACTCAGCAAACTTCTTTAGCTCTCGTTTTGTAAAATGCGAGTATCCTTCGGTAAGTTGGTCATCGTCACCTTGGATGGCTTCACGAATCTCTTCCAACTGTCCAACATAGAACTCTCCAATTCGCTTTGCAATTGGTGCTGCCACTTCGTTTGATAGTAGATAATTCTTTGTCGAGAAGTTAGAACTCTTCGTTTGGGTAAACTCATCTATTGCTCCATCTATTTCTGCAGCAAGGTCATGTGCTTTCTCTTCCATTCGCTGTTGAATGGAAATGACATTGGTAGGTAGTTTTTCGACTTCAATCTGTTCAACAATTTTCTTTGCATCCTCTAACAACACTTTCAATGTGTTAGTGTAGAATGGACTGACATTACTCAGTTGCTTCAAGTCAGTCTGCTCATTTGACATGAGACGACATAGTGAACCAAATGTGGTAAATTTGTAGTCGGGGAGTTTCTTGAGTTGTTTAGCAATCTTTGGTTCTTTCTTTAGAAAGAAATCAATCGCAAACATCTTCTGTTCTTTTGCACCAGTGTTGACAGAGTAGTATGTCAACGCTCGACTCAGACTGGTCGTAAAGTCCAGTTGGTCGAGTGTTGGTTCGAACTTCTTTTGTGACAACAGAATTGCATTATTCTTTGCACGACGCTTTGCAGTATTCACAGCCATAGGTTTGTAACCTCCATAATATAATATCTATTATACTACAATTCGCAATTAAAGACAAGCACTATTTTGAAGTAATTTTCTCGTATAGTTCCACGAAGTCCTCGTGGTCTGCAACTTCCTGTGCAAGATTCTGCTTATGATATGTCTTTGCAATCTTGGAAATAACTTTCTTCGGGATCTGCAATGTATCAGACTGGTCTTTAACGATCTCACGAATGAGATCTCGTTCTGCCTCAGTACGAATCATTGAGTTGCTAATCTCTTGAATAGCATCTTGCAAAGTTTTCTTCTGTTCAGGTGTTAATGCGTAGTTCATTTCTTACCTCCAAATGATACTCCATTAGTTCCACCAACCACACCGCCAAGAATGACTGTAGCCATCCATGTTTCAAGTGTGACTGGAATTGCCAATGCAGGGAATAATGTATTTAAAGACCAAATTGTTGCTATTGGAAATATAACTAGCAACACCAATATTACTATTAATACGAATAAAATTTTCATAGATCAAAACTCACTTTAGTTACGGAGTCCCATCGAAAGGATCTCCATTCTTGCTTTTCTGTATCAAATACTCGGACTGCGGAACCAGAATCCTTGGTACTTGACCCTTCGTTTTTTGGATGCTTGTCTGCTGGAATTCGTCCTTCACAGAGAGTACATCGCATATCTCTAGCTGTACCATCTTTTTTGGTAAAAGTAACACACAAATCTTTGATGTTGTTGTCATGTAGAATTCCTAGAGTCCATGTTTTAAATTCGTCAAACTCTTTATCCGTTTTGAACACTGTTTGCATTATCAATTTCCTTTTTCAAATCTTCAATCATTGGACCAAAAAATGATAAGAATTCTTTGGTATCATAAAATGTAGTATGCCCATGGTCTGTTAAAATCTTTCCATCTTCTTTATATGAAGTTTGCTTGATTGAAAACTCCACTAAATCCCATGGATGTGACTTAACAGTAATTACCCTGCGCAAACCTTCCCGAACTAATTCATACTCATAGTTCATCTGTTGCCTTTCTGTGTTTAGGTTGACGAATGTACTGAACCTTACTCTCAACTACTCGCATGCGGTATTTGGGAGTGCGTAAATCCTTTGCTATTGGATTTCTAGGTTTCATTTGTCTATTATACACGATCTTTTCTTACAAGGCAAATTTCTTTAGTAATTGTTTTGCATCATTGCAGTTGCCCATCACATTATCCATCTCTGCGAGAATAATCATTTGTTGCAATGTATCTGCAAGTTGCTGGTCTTCCTCATCTAATAGATCATACCATTCTTCGTATTCTTCCAATGAATCCAAAGACCACATATGGTCTAGCATCTCCACTTGATACTCAGTTAGGTGTTCTATTTGAATCATACCATTTCCTTAATGTTTGACCATTTGGCTAACTTTGCTCGCTTGGCTTGTGCAGCCTTTGCAACCACTGAAGCATCAATAATTTCTTCTTCAGTTAGCATCTCGATCATGCAAAGCAAGTCACCAATTTCTTCTTCGAGTCGTTCACGATTGGTTGCACCATTGTGCTCACCATCAACTCCGAATCGGAACACCTTACTTATCGCTTGCGCAACTTCAGCACATTCCTCTTGACAGATAAGCATTATTTCTTCCTGTCGTGCCGTCTTCATTCTATTCACTACAAATTTATTCATAATCACCTTTTGTCATTATCATACCTTTTAAAATTGGTGCCAGTTACTCTATCTGGCTATCTACATGCTTATGCATTCCAGTAAGCCCCGCATCTCTCGCTGGATGAGATGTGTAATCTCCATTTTAGCGACTCGTGAGAGTCGTGATCAGTTAGACTTGTGGATTTTAACCCCAGTTCTTTTTATCACCATACTGCTCATTGTAATCGTAACCAGCATGGTATGCTTCAAATTCTGCTTCACTATCTGCTTCGACTCTTAGACCAGAACCACCACCGACTCCACCACGATGTGGGTCACGAGGACGACCATAGTAGGAATCAGCTGAACCACGATCAAAGAATGAACCATGTTCAGTTTCGTAAGACTTGCCGTTGTAATCACCTCTTCGCATTATTCATCTCCATAAGACATCATAACATTTTGCTTCTCAAGTTCCAACAACTCACGATCATACATTGCATTTTGTGCCCATTCCAATGGAACACCAAGTGTAACAGAGATGAATTTAGCAGACATACCCTGCTCAACCAACTCATCAATTTGTAATGCTATTTCGCCCATTTTGCTCATAATTTATACCTTTGAAATTTGTACATCATAAGAAACACGATTCATTTTGTGGTCATAAACATGCATCGTTGAAGCAATACCAATTGCGTTATGCAGATTTTCAAACAACTGACGAACCACTGTATTCACACCAACAAAATCACCGACTCCACGCTTAATGGCTGCACCAGTCGTATAAAAAGATACACCATTCACAATCACACGATATTTCATAATCAATCCTTATTTAAAAACTATCAAAGCCAACAAGATGCTGTTGAAGAAGAAACCGACTGCATTTGATACGATATACAGCGTATCTTTTTGCACGATTGCTCTAAACAAGAACAACATCAAACCAGACCAAACAAGAATCACCATGCTTACTGGTGGAACATTGCTTGAATAACCTAAAATCACTCCAAGAGTCGTTGGGAGAGTAGCACCATGAATCAGTACCATTCCTAACCAACCACTAAGAGCACCTAACTTTTTAATTGTATTTTCATTTTTCATACACTTATTATACAGTAAATTGCATTTAAAGACAAGCACTTTATGCAAATAAAAAACCCCTGCATCTACAGGGGTTTGGGAGAGGTAATAACCCTACAAGTCGTGGGGTTATGCCTTCAACTCACCTCGTTCGATGAGAATCTTCTTATTAGCCTGATGTTCTGCTTGTGTCAAGTCTTTGTTCTCGCCTTTGTATGGCACTGCGTAGTTGTTTTGGATTAACCAGTCATTGACACGAGTACCATCTTCAAGAACAAAGACACCAAGGATTCTACCAAACTTATCATCGTTGCTGTCAGGTTTTTGCGTTTCAATAATCTGCCATGATCCAATAGGCAATTTCTCTGCTAATTTCTTTTTAGAGAGTAGACCACGAACCTTTTCTTCTGCAATAGTAGTTCTTGATTCTGGAGTATCAACTCCAGCCATACGCACTCTTTGATTGGCAAGAATGATTTTGAAACCTAAGTCTAAATCGATGTCAACTGTATCACCATCAAGAACTTTAATAATCTTACATTTATATTGATACATTATGCATCCTTTACATTAGCAATCTTTTCTTGACCACGAGACCAAGCAGCAATACCGAGAATAGCACCCATAGCCATATGAAATAAACCAGCACCCTCAAGTGTTAGTGGTTTCCACTCTTC